TACCAGATATATACGGAATACGCGACGGCGTGGTTATTTGGCTTGAATTAAAATGTATTAGGCAAAATTCAATAAATCTGTCACCGTTACAAATCTCATGGAATTACAACAATTTCCGCAATGGTGGGAAAAACTATTATCTTGTCCGTGATACGAGATCAAAGCTTCTCAAACTGTACGACGGCGACAAAGGACGCGAACTCAAGGAACATGGTTTTTTATACGGCGGTCAAAGTTTAATTCTGCCACCGCCAACAAAATGGGAAGATTTAGAATCTTTTTTATTTTCGCCCTTACCACTAGAAATGAGAGTTTGACCGCGACGCTTTTTTTTTGGTCTAAATTTACCTGCGACACTATGTCCTATTGACAATGTCCGCGATTCGCGGTAAATCTCACCCCTCCCATATAGGGTGGGGGAGGTGGTGGTATATCTGCGACAAAATGTCACGGCGACGCTCCGCGCTTCGCGGTGGTGTTTTCACGTGAAAAGATCCGCGATCCTATGACCGCGACGAAATGCCCTGCGACAAATTGTCGCACCCCGCTTCGCGGGATTCTGCGACCGCGACGCTTCGCTCCGCTCCGCGAAAATAGTTCTTGACATGGGGATAACTATCCTATATAGTTAGGATAATAAAGAAAGGACAGACTATGAAGATAAAAGTTAAACTTACAAAAAAGTTAATGGACTATCCTCACGATTGCGAATTATATGAAAATGGTGCGACCGTGACAAATCCATTTAGCGAGGAACAATGTTATCTTCCCGCTGACGCTTTATCGGTTTACGATGTAATAAAAGGAAGTGAGGCACAGGGAAAATATGACGCCCCATTCTCTGACGGTCTAGATTGGTTTAGAAAACATTACCCAGATGAATATTATGTTCTTCTGGATTAGGTATTGACATGGGGATAACTTTCCTATATAGTTAGGACATAATCAGATTCCCTCCCATCAGCCGATCAATAGAGGAGGACAAAGAAAGGAGGCACTAAAATGCCAGATTTAAGAATTAAGACTGCCATTAACAACGGCGACTTGCCAAAGGATCACGGTCACAGTTTCAAGGATATTACATTGGAACAGGCAACTAATCCCGCCGTGATAAAAGCATATTACAAACAATTTAAAAAAGAGTTTGGTCGCCCTAGCATTTTTGCTTCGTCTACCAAAACATCACGGTTAAGAAAATAAAATATGTAGTTTCTTCCTTAATAACATGACCGTGAGAAAATGCCCGAATTAGTCGGGCATTTTTTTATTGACACGGTGTCCGTGTTCCTATATATATGGGACAACAGAAAGGAAGATTATGACAGAAGAAGAATTTTTGGCATTAATTAATCTGGTTGAGTTCGTTCGTGTAAATCTTAATTATGATTATTTTGATGAAGATGTACTTGATAAAGATTTAGCCACCGTGAAAGAATTTATTAAAAGACAGGAGAATTTATATGTCAAAGTATAACGGTCTATGGTTTTTTTATGACGATGACATTTCTATTTATTGGAATAGAAGTCATACTTTTAATGTTTGGAACAATGGCAAAGAGGTTAATTGTTTCACGGTCAATGAAACAATGACACCGAAGGACGCAGAAGTTCAAGCTGATGAATGGCTTGAAGAACAATTAGAGGAGGAAAAATTAAGACACGCACCCGCTTATTAGTCAAGTAAAATCGTCACGGTGCGACAATATGTCGCACCCCCTTCGGGGGCTTCGCCCCGCCTTCGGCGGGGTTTTTTTATTTCTTCATGGTTAAATTAATACTTGCATTATCCCATAATTATGTTATTAAAATATCAGCGATGGCAGAAAGTAGATTTACAATGATGAAACAAATAAAAGACTTTGAATGGTCTAGCCTACTTGATTTAACAGGTAAAGGCTTACATCAATTCAATGCTGTAGGTAAAGATATGAACTGCTCACAGTTAATGCGTAATGCGGAATTAGATTGGCAAGTTGATCTTAAACCCGTTCAGTTTACCGATGACAACGGATCACTTCAAGAAAGTGATAAATTATTATCTTTAGTAAAAGATGATAAAGAAGTTATGGTATCTGGTTTAACTGATAGTTATCACCCAATGCAAAATGAAAGTATTGCAAAACTTGGTGACTATTTTGCGGAACAAACTGGTATTAAATTTGAGCATTGCTTTAGTTATGATCGTAACAAGTATGTTACGTTTTTAGCAAAAACTAATGGAAGTTTTAATATTGGTGATGATCAAGTAAATTCGTATGTTATGTTTAATAATTTTCATACGGGTCGTGACAAGTCATCAATACTTACAACTAATATTAGTGTTTGGTGTTCAAATACTTTTCTTAATGCACTTAAAGATAATACTCAATTTAAGGTAGGTATTACTCATAGAATTGAATTCACTTCAGAACTTGAGGAATTAGTAAAATCTAAAATTGATACTGCATTAAAATCAAATCAAGAATATAAAGAACAAGCGGAAGTTTTGAATAATAAGCAAGTTGTTGAAAACGATTTACTTAAATATTTTATTCTTGTTTACAATCCAAAGTTATTACCTGCTTATGAAAAAGAAGGTAGTAATTACGATGCTTTTAATAAGTTAGAAGGTTCTAATCTTACGCAAATCAATCGCTGTTATGGTGTTTGGCATGATCGTATTGAAAGCAATGGTAAAACTTTCAAATTGCAACATACAGGTAACGCTGTACGTAATGACACATTATGGAAAGCATTCAATTGTATTACTTACAATGAAGACCATTTACGTGGCGGTTCTGATAATGTTGATAGTAGATTAAAGAATAACTTTTTTACTAACGGTAAAGATAATATTAAAACTAAAGCGATGGAAACCGCTTTAGAATTGGCGGTTGCATAGATTAGCTATACACGGTCAACGAATCAAAGCCCCAGTTTTAGTCATCGCTAACTGGGGTTTTTTATTGCTTGTCAATAGGACAAATTGTCGCACCCTTCGGGTGCATACTTTATTAACAATGTCAATGCGACATAATGTCGCAGCCCCCTTCGGGGGCATACTACATCTTGTGGCCTCGCTTCGCTCGGCATACTACATCTAGCGCCCCCTTCGGGGGCATACTACATCTAGTAGCGCTCCGCGCTCCGCGCATACTATATCTAGTGGTGCGACAATTTGTCGCAGCCCCCCTTCGGGGGGCACCCCCTAAATACTAGATCGGAGTCCCAAAGTTTTCGCTACGAACACTATTCCAGACAAACACACACCCCTAAATACGTACGAATGAATATATTGATTATCCCATAAAAAAAATATATAAAAAAATTTAAAATGATTAATCAAACTGAAGTTCAGCTTCAAGAACAAATAATTACTGAACATCTAAAAAAGTTAAATTCTGCTGAAAAAAATTTCATACCTTTTGTCAGACATGTTTGGCCGGACTTTATCTCTGGGTATCATCACTTAAAAATTGCAAAAAAATTTGAGGACATAAAAAATAAAAAAATAAAGCGATTGATCGTGAACATGCCACCTAGGCACACGAAATCTGAGTTTGCGTCCTTTCTATTTCCTTCGTGGCTCGTGGGCAATAATCCGCAACTCAAGATCATTCAAACAACACACAATACAGAACTAGCGGTGAGATTCGGTCGTAAGATGAAAAACCTTATTGACAGTCAAATCTATCAGCAAATCTTTGATGAAGTCTCCATTTCCGTGGACAGTAAAGCGGCTGGCCGTTGGGAAACAAACAAGGGCGGCGAGTACTTTGCAGCGGGCGTTGGTTCCAGTATCACGGGCCGTGGTGCAGACTTATTGATCATTGATGATCCGCACTCCGAGCAAGACGCGCTATCCGAAACAGCGTTTGATAATGCCTACGAATGGTATACATCGGGACCACGACAACGTCTGCAACCGGGCGGTGCGATCGTTATTGTTATGACACGGTGGTCCGTGAAAGATTTAACAGGCAGATTGATTGACGCACAAGCAAAAGAACCCAAAGCCGACCAGTGGGAACTCATAGAGTTTCCGGCTATATTACCAAGCAACAAACCTATTTGGCCAGAGTACTGGGATATTGATTCACTGACCGCGACCCGTGCTTCGTTAACCGAGCAAAAATGGCAAGCGCAATGGCAGCAAAATCCAACAGCGGAGGAAGGCTCTATCATTAAGCGAGAGTGGTGGAAAACATGGGAAGAGGACGACGTGCCGGACTTGATCCATGTCATACAATCCTATGACACCGCGTACAGCAAAAAAGAAACAGCCGATTACTCGGCGATTACAACGTGGGGCATTTTTACGCCGCCAAATAAAGCGAAACCGCATATTATATTATTAGATGCAGAAAAAGGAAGATGGGAGTTTACAGAACTAAAAAAGCGTGCTATGGAGAAATATAAATACTGGGAACCGGAAACAGTAATCGTGGAAGCAAAAGCTTCTGGACTTCCGCTGACGGATGAGTTAAGATCATCGGGAATACCCGTTGTGAATTATACGCCAAGCAGAGGAAACGATAAACATGTTCGGGTCAATTCAGTAGCGCCGATGTTTGAATCGGGCCAAGTATGGTGTCCGGACGAAAGGTGGGCGCAGGACGTTATAGAGGAGTGTGCAGCTTTCCCTTTTGGCGACCATGATGACTACGTGGATTCAACCACGCAAGCTCTCATGCGATACCGCCAAGGCAACTTTGTTCAACTTCCCGATGACTACTACGACGAACCACGGAACACGGAACCGAGAGAATATTATTAATGAGTTTAAACAGTTACCAGTCGGCCTCAAACGCACACACCTCTGACTGGGTTAGTCGCATGGCGGTGAAAGCCGCCACTGCGATGGAAAAATAAAATGGTAGATAAAGTAACACAAGCAAATAAAAGAATAGCAAAACAAACTATTAAGCCAAGTCCTATTGAACCTGTTAAAGGACCTGCAGGATTTGCAACAGCAACAGCAAGATCGGGAAAATCTCTTTGGGATACTATAGGTGCTTGGGAATATAAAAATAATAAAGTATGGAGCGACTATTTAAAAAGTAAAGGACTACCACCAATAGGATCGACAGGCGGTGAAAAATCATTAGAACTTTTAAATAAAGGAGTTAATCCAAGTGACAAGTATGTAAAATTATCTGATCCTATTAAAGAACTAGAAAAAGATTTATTTAAACGTGGGGATAAAGTTGGAAAAATTCAATTATCAAAAGATTTATCTCAAATACAAAAAAATGCCAATAAAGCTTTTCCTAAAACAGGAACAAGTGAAGAAAAATTAAAATTTATCATGAAAGAGATTGCAAAAAAATATCCAATGATTTTAAAAAAAGGAATGTCCTTTGTTAGAAACCTTGGATTTAGAATGCTTGGTCCAATAACCGGAATTGGATATGCATCGGATATTTTAACTCCATCAAATATTATGGGTTTTAAAGATAATGAAGAAGATATAAAAATGGCAGGAGGCGGTATGATGAATATGGATGAAATGATAAGACCACTTGGATATGAAGTAGGCGGAGTTGTTCCAAGAAGCAGGCAGCAATCTGTAATGGAAGAAGAAGCCAAGCCGCAAGGTGAAATGTTTGGTGGTTTAATAGATTTAATTAAAAATATAAGAAAAAATGCATTTGCTCCAGAGCAACGTGAAGATGGCGGCGCAAAATATATGAAAATGTTTGATTTTCTTTGGGGCAAAGGATATTCTCAACCACAAATTGATGCTATACTTAGTGGAAAAATTAATCAAGAAGATGTTGTTCCTGCAAGAAAAAATTTAGATGAAGAGTTTAAAGGATAATTAATGGCTATAGAAAAAAATAATCCAGAACTTATTGATCTAGAAATAGAGCAAGGAGTGGAACAAGAAATTACATCACCAATGACGGACGGTGATGCGTTGATGTTGGACGATGGTTCAGCAATCGTGAACCCTGCAGAAGATACCTCTATGGAAGGCGCGTTTAACGCGAACCTTGCAGAATTAATTCCGGATGATGAATTAACAGCTTTAGCTAATGACTTAGTTTCCGATTATGAATATGATAAAGACGCGCGGTCCGATTGGCTTAAAACATATACCGATGGCCTAGACTTACTCGGCTTTAAATACGAAGACAGAACAAAACCATTTGCTGGTGCAACCGGTGTTACTCACCCGTTACTAGCAGAAACCGTTACCCAATTTCAAGCGCAAGCTTATAAAGAGTTACTACCTCCCGAGGGTCCTATCCGCACACAAATAGTGGGAGAGATAACACCACAGGTCGAAGAACAATCACAACGTGTTAAAGAATTCATGAACTATCAAATTAGTTATGAAATGGAAGAATACGATCAAGAACTCGATCAAATGTTATTTCACTTACCACTAGCGGGTAGTTCCTTTAAAAAAGTTTATTATGA